TTTGCCACACCAAAGGGGAAATGTCATACTTCGAAGCTAAGGCTCAGTTTGACAACGATGTGCTTATATCGGACGAATGGTATAATCAGTTTATAGGCTGTAAAATCCACGCTAGACATCTTCCTCCGTGGTTAAATAAATCAAAATAAAATTATAAGTTACTGTTTTTATTCAAAATAAAAATAACGATTTCGCTTGACATTTACCAAATTATCTGATATATTCTATGTATAAGATGAGAAATGAAAAGAGAGAGATAAATCTATGGATAAAGTTAATTACGTAACTAACGAGAACGGCGTAATCAAAATGTTCACCAATCGGACGAATTTGGTTGGCTTTGCTAAAACTGCAAAAATGATTGCGTATGTTCTGCAGACAAGAGGTTTAGCAGATAAAGTCTATACGGGTCCGATGACTGAAGATATGGCTGATATGTGGCTCGAAGGAAGATTGATGGCACTAAAATTTGCCTGCAATGAGTATACCAGAAAAGTTTAAATTAAATGAATTTAGTGCTTGACATTCTGGATATTCCTGCTATACTATAAAGACAATAAAGAGAGAGGTTGTTATGGAAATCAAAGAAATTGTAAATGTGTTAACAGATTTCATCACGTATGTAGATGACTTCTACAATGCTAAGAGTGGTATTTACCCTATCAAGGGTATGACTGATAAAATGGTTCTGAATGCTGTTCAAAAGCATATCGCAGACCCAGCTACTGACTTTGCGGCTGACACTTTTGATAGAGAAAAAGTTCGCGACATTATTCTTACCGACAACAATCTGTTATTTGGAGACTTTTAATTATGGAATACACTTACTTGAAAACAAAAGTTAAAGTTATCGCTATGTCAGAATTGACTGCATTGCAAAACGCTTGGATCGAAGCTGAAAAGAATAACCAAGAATGGCTTATGCAGTCAATGGCAAAAGTGTTCGAAGATATTGATCTTGGTAAAATTCTAATACGAGAGGATGCATAATGGGATTACATATTGAAGTTTATAAAAATGGTAAGTGGGACTGCACCAACGGTGGTGTGACATCAAAAGATATTCAAGGTCTTTGCATTACAAACTGTGATGGTCCATTTGACCCTTGTGATGCTTACCCTGCCGCTGAATTAGTTTCTCGTAAGATTGGCTCTAGAACGATTGTCAATATTGTTCCTACTGCAGAGATTGAAAAGAAATCTTGGACTATGTTTGGTGGTCATTACGGCGCCACATCAGACAGTCGCTTCTCTGAAAAGATAGAAGAAATGCTAGGTTCTATCTTTTATGGTGCCGTACCCATTCATGACCGCGTGGAGTAATATAGATAATGATAGGTGATAGTGTAAAACTTAAAGGTAAATCTCGACACGGTAAAAACCGTATCAATCAATTTGGTGATTCATTTACCGTAATTGATATTCGTCCACACATTGCTACAACGGCACACCGCGAATGTATTGGACCATTCGCTTGGCTTAATTGTGCCCAACCAAACTTACTAGCGGGCAGTCGTTGGATTGCCCTCAGTGGTGATGACCCAGACTTTGAGGTAATTAAATGATTTTAGTAGATTTCAACGGCATAGCAATTGCGACTGTCGTTATTAATAAAGTGATTGATGAAGAAATGATTCGTCACATGATTCTGAATTCACTCAGAATGTATAACTTAAAATTTCGAAAAGAATATGGTGAGATGATTCTATGTTGCGATTCCAGAAATAACTGGCGCCGCGAGTATTACCCGCAATACAAGGCTGGTCGTAGAAAAGGTCGTACTGAATCAGATATTGATTGGAATAAAGCATTCGACATTCTAAATAAAGTTCGTAGTGAAATACGCGAAAACTTTCCGTATAAAGTTATTGAAGTCGAAGGATGTGAAGCAGATGATATTATCGGCACACTTGTTGCTAATACCCAAGCGTTTGGTCAGTATGAAAACGTAAAGATTGTTTCCGCTGACGGTGACTTCAAGCAACTTCAAGCGTATAAAAATGTAAGTCAGTTTTCACCACTTCTTAAAAAAGATGTAGTTGATGATTCACCTAAAGCCAATCTTCGTATAAAGATTATTAAGGGTGACGCTGGTGACGGTGTACCAAACGTGCTATCAGATGATAATGTATTTGTAGAAGGTATTCGTCAAACTCCTGTAACTAAGAAAAAACTTGAGGGTATTATTCAAGAGCTAGAGCATGACGCGGTTATCTACGACACATGGTATCGTAACTTTCAACGTAATCAAACGCTTATAGATCTCAGCTATACTCCAGACCATCTCAAGTCTAAAATAATAAATGAGTATCAAGCACAAAAACCTGCTTCAAATAGAAGTCTAGTGCTTCCATTTCTTATAAATAAAAATATGAAGCAGTTAATTGAATCAGTTGAGGAATTCTTATAAGATGTTAAAATATGTATTCGAGGTTTTGCAAGAAGCCGCAAAGCAGAAGAAAAAAGAAGATAAGGCTCGTACTCTAAAACAGCACGAATCTTGGGCTCTCAAAGATATTTTGAGAGGAACATTCGACACTAAAGTAGTATGGAACTTACCGAAAGGTGATGTGCCATACGAAGCATCAGGACCAAACAATCACCCATCTAGTCTTTTACGAGAGAATACAAAGTTTAAATTCTTCGTAAAAGGAATCAAAGAGTGTGATTCTTTGCCTGCATATAAAAGGGAAAAAATATTCCTTGGTATACTTGAAGGTGTACATCCCGAAGAAGCAAAGGTTCTTGTTAATATGATTAATAAGAAACCACCAAAGTCGATTAGTCGAACTGTAGTACAGGAGGCATTTCCTGGTCTATTACGAGACTAATTATCATCCCTATTCAACTTCACTTGCGGGTGTGTGCTTCGGCGCATGCTCGTTTTTGTTTAAAGGAACTCCGATGCCAATTACTCAAATCGAAAGACTTAAGAACGACCTGAATGAACTAGAGGCATATGCTAGTAAGCTTATCGCTAAAGGCAAAAAGATGGAAGCTAAGAATATTCTTAAGAAAAGAGAATTTATGGTAAAAACATTAAAAACTAACGGAGTCCAACTATCTACATAAAACACATAAATAGTGGTTGACAACTAATCAAAACTTTAGTATAATAATATTATGAAAACGATAAGAATGATTCTAGTGCGAGGTTAGTATCCAGATTATGAATATATTTATTTTATCAGAAGATCCAGTCACTGCGGCTCAAATGCAGTGTGACAAACATGTTGTAAAAATGATTGTAGAATCAGCGCAAATGTTGTCCACTGCACATAGAGTGCTTGACGGTAAACTCATGCTTAAGCCATCTAAGTCTGGCAAGCGCATGGTCAAATACTGGTGCTTATTCGAAGGCGCTGATGATCTAGAAGCAGAAATTTTATACTACAAAGCTGTTCACATGGGTCATCCCTGTACTGTTTGGACTACTTTATCTAGTGGTAATTATCGTTGGCATTATGAGCATTTTGTTGCGCTTTGTGACGAATATACATACAGATATGGTAAAGTACATAAAACGGATTCTCTTCTGAGATCTGCACTATGGACTTTACCTCGTAATATTGATGACGGTCCTTTGACACCATTTGCTCTTGCTATGGGTTCTAATCCAGAATGCATGTTTAGCGATGCTGTTAAGTCTTATCGTCTATATTACAAAACAAAACAAGATAGGTTCAAAATGGCATGGACTAATCGTAACGTACCAAATTGGTTTATGGAGACAGTTAATGGATAAACTGGATAAATTAGAATTTTTATATAATGAGATCGAACTTGCAAAGTCAAGATTGGAACCTCATGACACCGGGCATATTAATACTGCCATTAGCTGGCTATATAATAGAGTAGCAGAAACGAAGGAGGAGATTCGCAGTGCCTCTCTACACAGTAAAGAATCTTAAAACAAACGAAAAGTGGGATATTAATTGTCCCTATGATGAACTACAATCAATACTGGATGAAAATTCAGATATTGTAAAAGTATTGTCAACACCTGCCTTTGTATCCAGTACTCAGACACATGCTAATTCTAATACTAGTGATGGATGGAAAGAACATTTAGGTAGAATCAAAAAAGCCTCTGGCAGAAATAACACTATTAAACTATGAGTAGCAAATCAAAAGCAACCCTCAACGATTTAATTACGCATGAGCCTATTACCGAGAATCAAAGAAAAGCATATGATTCTTGGGATGATGGTGAAAATCTTGTATTAGCTGGTAGTGCTGGTACTGGTAAAACGTTTATTGCCCTGTATCTTGCTCTTGAAACAATGTTAGAAAAAACTACTCCCCAAGATAAGATTATTATCTTTCGTTCAGTTGTTCCTACTCGTGATATTGGTTACTTGCCAGGAACATTGGCAGAAAAAATGGCACCATATGAGATTGCATATCAAGGTATTGTGCATCAATTAGTTGGGAATGATGCTGGCTGGAATAGGCTTACAACATCAAAACAGATTGAATTTATGTCTACATCGTTTATTCGTGGACTTACTATTGATAATGCTATCATAATCGTAGATGAAATGCAGAACCTTAACTTTCATGAATTAGATTCTGTTATCACTCGTGTCGGTGAAAACTGTAGAATTATCTTTAGTGGTGACTACAATCAATCTGATTTCAAAGATGGCTTTGAGAGAGAAGGAATTCAA